ATATTCAATATATGGCGGACCTGGCCAAGCCTAGACTCTCCGTGCAAAGAGGCCAGTGAGTTTGGCGAACTCACTGAAGACCAGTTTTTCGTCGTATCTTTAGAGGGGACGGGCGGGTAGCACTTGTCAGTTTAACGTCGCGACCACGACGGTACCAAAACTTAGATTAACATAATAGTGATGTGTCCAGTTGGGAAGAGGGTTGTTACTCCTCCTGTGTAAAAGGCATACACTTTAGGGGTCAACGTGTCACCCTCATTGAACGTTTGGTAGAACGATGTCGAGAGTGGTATTCTCGCCAACGTATTCGTTGAGGATTGAAACTGGCACATGTTGACTAGGACACCACCATTGTAAGAGTATCCCATATAAGCAACTCCTAAAGAAGAAGTTGTGTTATCTAGGACCACCTCCATACTAACAAGATAATTGCCTGCTGGGAACGTTAACGTTCCTGCATTATAGGTAATGGGCAATGCACCTGATGTTTGAATGCCTGCGAAGTTCGAGAACTCGAGAGTGATCTCTGTTCCTGACGCCGGTGTAGGACCTGGGGTGAAGCGTTGGTGGACGGTATAGTTAGTTTGTGGTTTAGCAATCTCTTTGAGTTGGGGAGCATACAGCTCAACCTCATACTCAACATAAAGAGTACCAATATTTGCAGTGTTTGGGGTCCCGTTTACAACAAAGTAAAACATCCCAGCGTCGTAAGACTTGGGATCTCCTCCCGCTGGGTATGCTGCACCTCTAGTGTATAAAGACTTGGGCGTTGCCAAGCCAACATCCACTCGAAGTATAGCATCCTCATATGGGGCGAAAGGAACATTTGGGTCCTTCATTTCTGCGTCTGCAATGTTTTGCAGATTGGCACTCAGTACATTGTAATCAACTGCTAGCACTACTCTTCCACTAACATTCGCTGTGGCGTATCCTGAACCTAGGTTTACATACTCAAAGTGTAGCTTTCTGAACTTGTACTTCTCATACAAATTAGCTAACTGAGATAACCATGGGAACAAGACTGAATTTCCAGGCTGAATTTGGTATTGTGTCGAAGCAAAGCCAGTGTTTCCACCGACCGTTCCGATCACTTCACGTCGCTCTATCACCATTGGTGTGTTACCATGATGACTTGGTGCGTTGGTCACGATCATTCCTCCTTGTGATCCGTCGGGTTCACCCCGTACGGCTCGTATGGATCTAGAACGTGTTCCACTCCCAATACCGATGTTCTCGACAGAGAGAGGTCCGAAGCCGATTTTGTCAGCTCCGAAATACCAACGTTTTCCGCGCGCTCTACGCTTACCAGCTCCGGATGCTTTCGCTTGCGGCACTGATCTGTTCTTGTTAGATTTCTTTGGTTTTGGCATAGTGTTTCCGAAATTTTCGAAAAGAATTATTTATTTTATTCTTGCGCGGGAGACAGCACAGATCTCCCGCCCAATATGCACGGTGCCTTTGTTCACATGGGGGCATACCCAGGGCGAATTCCACGTCGTGGAGATAGTTGGTTGCGCGGATATCTCAGCCGCAAAGCAGTATCAAGTTTAGGTTTCCTTGTCCTCCTTGTCTTTCTTAAAAGACGGGGGCACTTTGTTCGGATCAACTGCGAATTGCACACGAGCCTTCTTTTCTTGTGCTGCTCGTGGTGCGGTGTTGGCTGCAACAGCCTCCATCTCTTCTGCTAGTTTCTCCGCTACAATCGGATTCCTCTTCCTTCCCTTATGTTTAATTTTAGTTTTAGGGACTACGTGATCCTGATGGATGACGTCGAGTGTCTTATCTAATGCAAGTTGTTCTTTCTCTTGCACTCTACCATATGGTCCAGCATTTAAAAACTCTTCCGTTGTTTTGGCGGTAGCTAAGGTGTTCCGAAATCTTTCCATCTCGAAACTGTAACACTCTAGGTTCCAGAATTCATCCATTTCAGGCGTTCGCTCATTTTCGAACAATGTTGCTTCATCATGCACAGCAAAATAAATGCCGTTTGATAAATCTGTCTTTCCAGCAAAGACATCTTTCAATGCCTTTCCCACTTTCTCTTCCTCCATCACTAAGACATCTTGATATCTACTATTCTTCAAGATGAATTTACAGATCTCACCTAATACTGGTGTGTTTCTATCTGTGTACCATAGAGATAAAGCCTTTTGCTCAATGCGTAATTTCCTCTCTTGGTCGTTTAGGATGGGTCCAGATGTAGCGTGGAATTTCGCGAATACTCGCGCTGGAATAGAGCAACTGTTCTTCGAGCCAAATTTAAGTCCGAAGTACATTCTGCCAAATGCGGGAACTCTATCGAATTCGCATTTCTTAATCTCCATTTGGTGGCCAATCTTGTCGGCAGCTTTCACATAGTTTTCTGCGAAGTACTTATCTGAAGGGACGACTGTGTCATCGCCTCCGATAACCCCTATCAATTTGTACGCAGTTTCAGGATCTAGTACTTTTCTTCCTAGTCTGAATCTATAATAACTCATAAAAGCTGAGATGATAGAATTACAATCGCTCGTTAGAGCTGATCCACTACCACGTTGGTTTTGGAGATCCCAAGTAAATCCAAAGCTTCCACGTACCTTAATTTCTCTATCGTCATCATGTAGCGCAATGAACGTTGAGTGGTACTGTGGGTCAAGGAAGAAAAGGAAGAACTTTCGTTCGAATATCCTTTGAAGCTCATTTACATGGCCATCAAATCGATGACCATCAGCTTCGTACAAGTCCATTCCATATGACTCTGCCACACACGCTGTTCTGACAAGTCTGTCTCCGAGCGTCGCTGGATCGCAAAAACCATACCATGACAGTTTCTTCAATATCCTCATTGCTAAGGATGTTGAGAACCTGCCAAGTTGGCCATTGTGTGTTGTTGAGTAATTTAGGATTGGTCTAGGATCCTTGGGCTCTTGATATGTTTCCGCTTTCACAAACGAGGTAGCTACGTCAGGTGCTTCCAAGTTGAATGCTCTGACATTTCTATCTAATTTGCTACCGGTTAACCGTGCAAGGAAATCATCCTCTGTCATAGGAATCAATGTGCCTCGCTCCACTCCTGCTTCTGCAGCAATGAGTGTAAGGAATCGGTCAAACTCTGTACGGAGGTGTGAGTTCATTTCTCTTTCTGTGTCAAATTTCATCAAACGTGTCTCTACGGCTTGAACCATAGATGTTTGATCATTAGTGGGGCAAAAAGTCACTCCACTTATTATTGGTGTACACAGGTCACGCATCGTCGGTATCGGCTCCGATCCAATATTCGCTTCTTTTGTATAAACGGTAATTGGTCGTACGGGAATCAGAGGTAGGGGTTTGAACTCTGTATTCCTAACATGAGCATTTACCACCATTGCGTCTTCTAAACAAAGACCAATTGAGTGGAATGAGCTCGCTGTCGGCACTGATGACGCTGCGGCTACTATATTCATGACCATAGCATATTTATTTTCAGTTATCCTTATTGATCCAGCAATGCCTGTTCTGGCTATTGTGATCTTAGAATCTCCTGATTTGCTTTGGACCCTATATACTGCGTAGTTAGCTTTCGTCCCTTTGATAACGGGGTCAAACCTGCGCAATAGTGTCTCGGAGGCAGGCATCAAATGGTCGGCCTCCTGCAACACAGGGCGTTTCTCCCATCTACTCCAATCGGCGAGGTAGTATGGAAGGGTCAATTTTATTTCAAATGGACTGGTAAAATTAATGGTGAACCACACATCGACTTTGGCTACAGGTAGTAGCGCAATTATCGCGTGTGTTTTGTTCTCTGGCATAAAATAGCGATCAACAGCGTAGATGTATCTCGCGCCGTTTGACACTACTGTGACATGGTCATTCGACCAGTCCCACATTGGATGTCTATATGTTCCTCCAGCGGCTGCTGTGAAGTTGAAATACGAATCATCGTCGAAGAAATAGCTTCCGCCATCTACAGTTCCTGCTGCACGTCTCGGTTGGACTGTGTAGCTTAACCAGGGGCATGGCCATGTTGACG